CGCTCTTAACTGGTGGGAAATCCGAGGGCTGCCAATCGTTGTCAGGTGATATGTAAACACCCTTTATACCGTTGAATAACTCTTGTCTGCTCAATCTAGTGTTAACTTGCATGCCACCTATTATATCGTCGTTGGTCAATGTAACTGAAGGTGATCTGTAGGTCCCAGTAAGTATAAAGAACTTACCATTCCTGTATGTCAGTTTGCCAGCTGTCGAGGTTAACATTCTGTTTATATTCTCTTGTAATGTGACGCTGGTTTCTATTATACCATCACACACGTATCTCTTTTCGTTACCGCCGGCAGCTAGTGGAACTAGTTCATCGCAAATATTGGCTTCAGCGTTTATATTAGTCGAGTCGTATTCTACAGATGATACACCTAATCCTAGAGGATTTTCTAGTAAGTAGTCTAGTGTACATAAAGCAGCATTATTTGTGTAACCTGTAGTAGAGGTCCTTGTGTCAAGTATGTCGTTCTTTCCCTTCATTATTACAGATATGTTTGGTACACCTTGATATACTGAACTATCCCACGTGAGTTTAGCGTATACGTAACAGATACCCCTAAGCCTGTGATTGGCTGTAAAATCATCAGGTATATTGGCTAGTAATTCCGGTAGGGTTGCCTGACTATCAGACCCCAGGCTAGTGAAGACTTGGGCTTTACCTGCATAATCTCCAGATGTGATCTCTCCAGTGGACTTATTCCACGGTAACTCTGTCTCGTTGAAGAATACTGACTCAATCTCTTCACACTGATGAGACGCTAGGGCCACCACTAGGTGAAGATGCTTATTATTATTCGTTGTAGACATATAAACTACGGGTCCGGCCTTCTTAACTCTTCCATAAACGATTTGTCGACCAGTTATAGCCTGTCTCACCATTTGCGTAAGGCCAGCATCCTTTAGTCCCGGTGCTTCCGGTTTCTTTGAGAATAGAGATTGAACGGCACCAAGCAGTACATTGGTGATCAAGTTGGCTAAAAAGCCACCACCAAGGATACCCCCTAAGAATCCTCCTCCTCCTAATAATCCGACTAACGGCGCTATAAATCCCATTAAATATACCTTAATACCAGTGTTATATTGTACTTATTGACTGGACTTAATATAAGACCATCATTTTTATGTATAAGGGCTAGCTTATCACCAACACATATACTGCATACATATTCATCATCTACTTTAATAACACACACATCTCCCCTACCTGGGACTCCTTCTATTACGGTAGCTCCTGTATCGGTGCCTATCGTCCGCACTACGGCGGTTAACCCTTTATTGTACCCACCTATTCCAGTATACTTCTTTATGGCTGCCATTGCCTCTTCTTGGGTACTGTATGGCAATCTAAACTCTTTGTATGGATCTATGTCAGTCATAGACGTTATAGCCCCACATATGAAGGTGCAACAATCGAAGGTTCCCCAATTTAACTGCTTCCCTTTACAATATTCTAAATACTCTAGGAGCTTCTCCCACCAATCAACTCTTTTAAGCATTATCCCCCACCCCACTTAATCTCTACGTCTTGTAATCCTGCAACAAACTCAAGTCCAACATCTCCAGGAAATAAATCCTGCTGATCCTGATCTGTATATCTACGCTCCCTAGACTTCTGTAATTCTATTAATCTATTCTCTGCTGTAATCGATATAGATGAGTTAGGAGAGCCCTTATTGATAGTTGGTACATCTAAGAACCCCTTAAATACATCATCTGCAACATCCACAAGCGTTTCACTCGAATCAAATAGAGCCAAGTGGCATGAAACAGTTTTACCTTGTCTAGCGTCGTTTAAAGCAGTTGCAATCAATGAACTAGGTATTCCTGTAAGTGTTAGTGTTATTCCATTAGCTTCCACATTAGCTGTTTCAGTCACCTCACTCACACCACCTAGATGCCCAACACCTTGGTATGTATTACTGTTATACACAAAATCTCCATAACCAGTCCATAGGTATATGGTTGAGTCTGCTAGGCTTATATCTACCAACAATGCTGGATATATAACCGCGGCGTCCGCTGCTCCTGAAAATGATGCACTAACATTTCTAGCCATTAGATGGCCTCCACTGCTGAGAATGATACCGTATAGTGACTTAAGCTATCAGCTGACCAACCAGACACTGGAGTCTTTAGCCTAAAAGTACCTGTTGTATTGGTAACTATAATTGATGCCCCATCACTTGGTGCAGTCTTTACGCTAGGGTACAATGTTAGTGTAGCGTTACCAGACCCGTCACTTGTAACGTCAGTCAATGATTTGTAAAGCTTCGTACCTATTTGAACGTAATCTCCAGTCTTTAGGACTGCTTCACTGAGATTCCACCCATCTGTTATAAGATCCTGACCAGTTTGGGATGCTCCGTTAACTAGTGGGGTTCCTCCTCCAGTTCCTCTCGGTGTAGCCCCGTCTGGATCTCCTATATTAAATGTACCCTCATGGCCGTTTAACTTGGCCAGAAAGCTTATCCACTCTTCTGCGTCGGCCCTAGTCATAGTAGGCAGTGTAACTTCTATTTCCCACCACTGACCTGGGAACACAGTTACCTGCTGCTGACCAGTGAATGGTGAGGAGTTAAAGGCCGAAGCATTAACCATCTTGAACTTAACAGACTTAATTGCTGGGCTCGAAGGTATGCTAATAGGGAAACTAATAGCCATTATCCACTTCTCCTTGTTATAAATTTCTTATCACCTCGCTGCATCCTGCTAGAGACTGCATTTACTGAGGCACTAACTATATCTGGTATAGATTGCTGTATACGTTCTTGAATCTGATCATCTACACCTACAAATATTGGTTGAACGTTGATAGTAGGGCTGCTTCCACCCACACCTGCTCCGTTCGGTATAACTGTTCCGGCAGAGTCAGGTACAAATAATTCAGGTCCCTTCTCTCCCACTACCGATACTTTATTTAGGGGAGGTCGTCCACCATCGGCGAATAAACCACCAAATAGTCCTCCAAGGCCTCCGCCTCCTCCACCGCCAAATATACTTCCGAAGATTCCGCCAAGTCCACCACCTCCGCCGCCTCCTCCGAAGCTTCCAAGTAGGCTGCTAAAGATTCCACCTAAACCTCCACCACCGCCGCCGCCAAGCTTAGACAGTAATCCACTGAATATACCACCTATGGAGTTACTCATGTTGTTCATACTACTTGTTGTATCTTTATTTAACTTTTCAAAGGCATCAGAAGTCTCTGCCGTAGCGCTTTCGGCCTTGCTTACCATGTTTTCATCTAAGCGACCCATGTGCTCACCTATCTGGTCCACCATATCAGGTATCCAAGAGTTACCTACCACTTGATCGTATAGCCACCTAAATCCATCTTCTACACCTTTAACGGCTCCTGCTGCTGCATTCTTCATCTTCTCGAATCCATCGACGGCATACTTCTGAATAGCGGCTCCTAAATCTTTTATGACCTGGACGACCTGGTTAACAACCTGTACCACATATATCAACTTTTCTATCACTACATTAAGAATAGGTAGGAATACTTCCCCTAATTCAGCTGCCAGGAGCGTTAGGTTATCTTTTAATGTAGACCATCGCCCTGCCAGAGTCTCACTTTGAGTCTGCATCATATTAAAGAAGGGTCCACCTGACTCTGTCATGGTGGCAAATGCCTGATTAATTACCTCAGCTGATAACTTACCTTGTGAGGCTAGGTCAAATACTTCTTCTTTAGTTACATTTAATTGATCAGCTAGGACCTGTAGTATCGGAATACCCCTATCTGAGAGTTGTAATAATTCTTCCGTGTAGGCACGGCCCTTGTTCTGTACCTTGGCAAATATCTGTGCCATCTGATCCAACGGTATATTAGCCCCAGCGGCTATATCACCCAGTACCTGTAGTTGTCCTTGTAGTTCTTCTGTAGATGTTCCAGCAGCGATTAACTGACGGGCAGCTCCGGATATACCTTCTAGTTGGAATGGGGTCCTAGCACTAAACTCTATAAGACCTTTGAGTGTACGTTCGGCCTCTTCAGCTGAACCTAGTAATGCTGTAAAGCTTACCCTTAATGTCTCCATATTGGAGGCTGCTGATATAGCTGCCTTACCTATACCTAGTACACCGGCTATAATGGCAATAGCCCCAAGGGACTTGGATACTGTGGCAAATGCTGCACGCATCTTTCCTGCAGCTCCCTGCACCTGAGTAACTGATTTATTAAGATCTCTCTTAAGATTATCAGCCTTAGCCCTTATATTGATGATCGCTTCCCCTAATTGGGATGAAAAAGCCATTAGTTGTCCTTACGTTTCTTAGTCTTTGGTCTTGTATTGAGGAAGTCCTTTATATCGTCCCTCTTCTTATCGTCCATAGCACCATCTGGTTTGATAATGCTGTTTAACTTGGGGAACTTCTTAGGCTGATGATACCCTATGGAATTCAGTTGTGCATTCCACCAGGCGTCCGCCATGTGATGATCTCTAAGTTGTTTGTAACCTTTAAGCGCCAGGGAGAACTCATAGTAGGTCATATTCCAGAACTCATCCGGTGACATGTGAAGCACTCCATATGCCATGGATTGTATGTAATCCCAGTTTATGTCAGAAGAATCTTCTTCCTCCCCATCTACTTTTTTCCCTTGGGCTTCTCTCCTCCACCTAGACTCTTAGAAATACAATCAGATAAGCTAACTAATACATCGGATAGGTCAGCGTCAAAGCTGCCAACTTGCTCCTCAGTTAGGTCCTTATCTTCATGCCTAAGTGCTAAGCACAATATAGATCGGATCAACTTAATGTCCATCTTATCTAGATCTGCTAGAATCTCTAGAAGAGGCTTACCCTCATTCATATCTTGTAACTGGGCGAAATCGTTAAGAGTTAATTTTAAAACTCTCTTACGTCCACCTAATTCAATACTTACTTGTCCACGCTTACTATTAGTCATAACCCGCCTCCTTGTTTATTATAGTCCTGCTGACCATGTTCCAGATATTTGAAATGATGCTGTTACATTGGCTACATCCATATCGGGATGTGATCTATTTAAAGACACAACAAATGCAGTAGCAGATGCCACAAACGCTCCGTTTCTATATCTCTCTAGGGTGACTGATGTCTGAGCTTCCATAGCTGCAGATAGATCATCCCATGCAGAATCATTATTTATATATAAACCTTCTAAGTCTATTGTATGTGTAGTTCGTCCAGCTATAAAGGTCGACTCAGCATCTCCCTTGGCGGACGTATCTATTACGGTCATTTCCGCATTCATTGAGACAT